AACCAACCACTAGCCCAAAAGGGAGGATCATACTTAGCACGAGCTTCTTTATCTCCCCAGGCGATGTGCGACCATGCGGATTCGACTTCGACGAAATCCACCAACTCATTATATAGGCATGGCAAGAACCGATTGCCAACATCGCACCAATTACCAGGCTTGATGTCACGAGTATGAGCGGTAAGAGCATGAGTACGACTAACCCAGCGATTATTGATGTAATACTTAACATCGTAGATCTTTCTAACGGGCCAAGTTACAAAATCCTGGACATAGCCTAGACCCTCTTCAGCTAGCCAGTAACGGACAGGATGATACCGTTTGGCTTCGTCTTCCCATTCAGCCCAACCGTCTGAAGTTAGAGCACCCTTCTTAGGTGTGCCTCGAACCCAGTCTGCAAAAGGACTGCATGACCAATAATTTGAATGTTGTGCCATAGTATATTTTCTCTGTTGAACAACTTAATTATACTATCTTTCTAGAAATCTGTCAAGATGATTCAATTTTGCCCCATTTGATCTTTAACCAAATTCGTTCATGTATGTAATAGTCAATACTTAAAAGAATATGTAATGCAGTAGCAAATCCAGTAGCACTAGCAATGTTTCCCGTAAACATATAAGTCCATAGTATAGTGAACGACCAAGCAGTTAGTCTATATGTAAGCATTCTTACTATGGTTCTTTTTTTAGTTTCCACTATATTTTCCTCTGATATCCTGCTAGATTGAGCATGATACTATACTGCTCGTAGGCTTTTTGGACAGCAGCATTGGATTGCCGATACCAACTTTCCTCACGTTCCTTTTCTACAAGCATGGAAAACATATCAGCGTCGCTATATCCGTGAGTATGGTTGCCAAAAAATCTCTGTTCCATTTCGACTAGGGCTCGAAAACGGCTTTCGGGTATTTGAACTGTGTAGACTTTTTCCGTTTCATATTCCACAAAATCTCTGCTTATAACGTCTGCTCGCAAGGGATCTGTAAAATACTTAGGAGGGTGGTATCTAGCCCTCCGTTTTTGATCATCTACGATTTGTACCTCGTAGTTTTTGCAAAACTGATCAATTTTTTCTTTCATTACACAAGACTTTCAGCCAGTGGAAATATTTCTGCAATTACTTTTGCACAGGCTCTAGCAATTTCTTGATGCTCTTTCTGGGTGCCGTTAGCCGAGCGTAGTTCAATAAAATGCACCCATGACCGCAGGGTTCCATTCATATACAAACGACTTTCTGTAAGACCTTCAGGTAACACAGCACGAGCCTGTTCCTTGGCTATGCCGTTTGCAATAGCCCATCCATACACATTTTTACAAATAGAAATCACCCGCTCCTGCTGTTCTTCCCACCGTTTTTGTAAATACTCGTCGTCTGTCTCTATGCTATTTTGTCTATTGGTTGTATCTTGTAGTCGTGCTTCTCTACATACAAACGACAGGTCTTTAGTAGGGTCAGCATATCGCTGACTGAACTCTTGGAAGCTGAAACTTCTGTGTCGCAAGATTTGTCGGGCAATGTCTCTGGTTGTGGTAATTTCGATACAGGCGGAGACCATTTCGAGTGGGCTCCAGTGTTGGTGTTTGACCAAGTATCTGATGAGTTTTTCGGATGTGTCTGTGTTGAGCTGATTGGCAGGATTGCTGACACGGGCGCAATACGCAATGAGTTCCTGTGCATCTTCGATGCCCATGTCTTGATATTCGCCGGTGGGTTGGCTGTAGGATAAAAGTTTAACATTCATATATATTTACTGCTTGGGTTCTTCAACAGGTTCATCAAAACAAAGACTTTCCATGGTCTTGTAGTGTTCATAGGCTTTTTTAAGGGCTTCGAATCTTTCAAGTTTTGCCGGGTCAGGCACTAGTATGGACAGTCTTTGTTCCATTTTCTTCATGAACTCTTTGAGGCTCTTACCATCTATTTTAATATCAGTCCCTGCAGCCATGTCAATACCAGTGCTATTAATATGAACCGTATTAGGAGTAGTAGCATTATTGATTGTATAACCACTAGTTCCTGTAGTCCATAGACTATTGCTGTTGATATTATTAATGGTAGTAATGCCAGCACCGCCAATTGTTCCATAATTATAAGAGTGGTTCATTGATGGCAATGTTATAGTGTCAGACACTCCACTACCTGTAATGGAAATGGTGCTAGCTGAATCATACGACATCATGCCGGTATCCCCATTAGAGAAGTCTAGAGTTATGATATCGTCCTCAAAGAGATCTTTCTGCATGTTAGGCCTTGGCTTCTTTACGGGCGTTTTTTTCTTCTGTGATTTCATTGCGACGAGCTTTGACTGCTTTGCCTACTTCCTGTAATGCTTTGCGAGCACGGGTGCCTGCGGCATTGTTACCTGCTGCAAATTTTGCATCTTCTGCTAAGAATGCTTCCATTGCTGTTTTTAGTTGTTCTACTGTGTTTGACATAATGTTTTCCTTAAGTTATGTTAATCTACTTATCGTAGTATATGGTGTGGTCGGTAGGATTCGAACCTACAAAGCGATGTCTAAGACGTTGCCCTTGCCCAAATGCGTTTCACAACGGACCGGAGGTATGCCATTCCACTCACGACCACACATACAGTATATAACCGCAAACGCAAAAGGTCAAGACTTTTGTAGTTAAATACTGTCAGATTATGACACAAGACTTCACAAAGATACCATTCGATAATATAATAAGATTTGGTCAACGCACCATGTTGCATCGCCCGTTATTTTCTACCAGTTGGATTTTAGGTCGCTTCTGCAATTATAACTGTAGTTACTGTTGGCCTTATGCTCGCAGTGACAAACTGGATTACCAATCATTTGAAGTTTACACCAACGCCATAGACGAAATCAAACGTCAGGCTCGCCAGAATGGTTTCAATGAATTTCATTGGAGCTTCAGTGGCGGTGAACCTACCGCTTACCGACAGCTACACGATTTGATTAAACATCTTGACGAAACAGAAAGCACATATCAAAGTATACACATGACTACCAATCTAAGTCCTGGGAGTAAATGGTGGAATACTTGGTGTGCCAACACAGCATTACTACAACGCAGAAGTATCACAGCATCATTTCATGATGAGTTTGCTCGAGAGCAGGAATTCGGTGACAAGTGTCTACAGTTGTTGTATGAGCGTGTGCATGTCACAGTTAATCAAGTAATGGTTCCGGAAAAGTTTTATGAGCTGTATGAACGAATGTCTCGGCTTCATGCTCGTGGAATCAATGTTACGCTCAAACCGCAAAGTGATCCTACAGCGAGTTGTGTAGTTGATGGCTACACAGCAGACATGATTGATCTATTACAGACTGGTTTTCCTCAAACATCACAAGGTGAAGATGTTTATCAAATAGCATTGTATGATACAGACAACAAAGAATACTTGTTCGATCAAGCAGAAAGATTTAATGCTTTTGGGTTCAATAAATTTCAAGGTTGGAGTTGCAATAGTGGATATCAAAGTGTTATAATAAGAGGTAATGAAGTCAAACGCAGTTACAGTTGTCACGACACACCGTTGGGCACACTGGACAGCTTTGAACTATTTAAGGAACCTAATCGCTGTATTACACCTAGCTGTGTTAGCTCGGCAGACAGCAAGATACCAAAATGCAGATAAAAGAAGTTAGGCAAAATTGGCCCGAAGATGTATTAAGAATTGATATAACATTAGGTAACTATTGTAATTACAAATGCTGGTATTGTTTTGATGGGTGTAATACCGGTACTCATAAATTCCCTGAGTTTGAATTGTTTACCAAAAATCTGTCTCATATAATCGACCATTACTTAACCACTACTAATAAAAAGAAATTTGATTTTCATATCATGGGCGGGGAAGTAACACACTGGCCCAAGTTTATAGAGTTTATACAATATTTTAAATCTAAATACAATTGTATTTTTACATTGACCACTAATGGAAGTAAAGAATTAGATTGGTGGGAAAAAACATATTCGTATGTGGATTATGTTTCGATTAGTGTTCATCATGAATTTTCCGATCCAGAACATGTCAAGGCTGTTGCCGACTTCTTATATAAAAAGAAAGTAATCGTTAACACTCTGGTATTGATGGATCCTATGGAATGGGATAAGTGCATTAGTATTATTAACAATCTCAAGACAAGCAAATATAGTTGGGCCATTAGATATCTTGAAATAATACAGAAAAATGTAACATATACCCTGGCACAAAAAAAGGTTCTTGATAAATTAAGAGCAAGACGTGCAAATATTTTATGGTTTTTACTAAACAATAAAAGTTTTAGAAGCAGTGTTAGCCTTGTTGATATTGATAATAAAATTCATAAAGTAGGTGAAGAAACTATTATTCTAGAACGCATGAACAAATTCAGAGACTGGGAATGTTCAGTTGGAGAAAATTGGATTGCTGTTAGAATGGATGGAACTCTAGGGGGTATTTGTGGCACTAATCTGTATAAAAATAAACAGTCATACAGTCTTCGTGACACAGACTTTATTGAAAAGTTTAGGCCAACAGTCGGTCCTACTCAATGCGATAAAAACGAATGCTGGTGCATGTTTGAAACCAATATGCCAAAGAAGCAAATATCTACCACTACTAAAATAATTCCAATCTATGAAAATTGACACAGAACACTTACATCATTGGATGCAAGCCATTCGCCAAAGTCCGGATCCTATGCGAACCATGGATGCCTTTTGGAGTGGCCAACTTAAAAGCAAAGAGTGGTTGATTACAAACCTACGCAATAATATCAACAAGTTTGTTACTATAGACATTCACGGAGGGTGGGTAGGAGTGTTGGCTAGTATGCTATTTCAAAGTGATATACCTGTTACAAATATCCGCAGCATTGATATTGATCCTGCCTGCGAACCTATTGCGGTTAACATGAATAAGATTGAAGAAATGATTGGCAAGTTCCGCGCAGTTACCGCAGACATGTGCGAGATTCGAAGCGATACAGATGTTGTAATTAATACCAGTTGTGAACATATAACCCAAGACCAATACGATTTGTGGCTGAGCGGAATGCCGCATAACAGTTTACTCGTGCTACAAAGTAATAACTATAATATACCCGAACATATTAGAACAGCTGATAATTTAGCACAGTTTATTGATCAAAGTCAATTGACAACAATATTATTTTCAGGTGAGCTTGAAACTCCGTTGTACACGAGATTTATGATTATAGGAAAAAAATAAAATGAGGTGTCTATCTTAATGCATCCAGCCACAGCAACTGATCTACATATAGAACTAACTGACAAGTGTCAGGCCAGTTGTCCAATGTGTGCTAGAAACTACAAAGGAGGTGCCGAGAGGCCGTTTGTAGGCAAGAATGAAATTACATTAAACGTATTCAAACAATGGTTTGATCCCGAATGGCTCAGTCAATTAAAAAATTTTTATGCCTGCGGAAATTACGGTGACCCAATTATTGCACAGGAGTGTCTTGAAATATTTGAATATGTAAGAAGCTGTAATCCAAATGCCAGACTTTCTATCCATACTAACGGGAGTGCGAGATCCACAAAGTGGTGGACTAATTTGGCTAAAGTTATGGGTAGAAATCAAGAAGTAACTTTCGGTATAGACGGATTTCCGGATAGTCATGTGTTGTATCGTAGAGGCACAAACTGGAATAAGATTATTGAAAATGCAAAAGCATATATCGAGGCTGGTGGGAATGCCACAGTTGATTGTTTGATTTTTAAACACAATCAATACGAAGCAGAAGAATTTAAAAAAGAAATGTTAAAAATTGGATTTACAAAAGTAAACTTTAAATCCACGGCCAGGTTTTATAACATGGATGAATTTCCTGTAGAGGATCAACAAGGAAATTTTGAATACACGCTTGAACCAGCCACTAGACCAGAATTTGCTGTGATATCTTTTATAAATCTAGAAGAAATTAAACAAGATACCGGTAAATGGCAAGACCAGGTTAATCATACGACCATAGTGCCTAAATGCAAGAACAGGAATGAAATATATGTAGATGCATCTGGCA